CCACAATCAAATATATAATCTTGTTGTCGTAGAATACTTCTAATAATATTTAAATAAGGACGCTTACATTCAAAATTTGGTTTGAAAGAAGAAATAGTAGAACAAGCAAAATATTTTTGTATTTCCTCTTTTAAATCCAATATTTTGTTTTGTTTTTCTACATCTTCATCTAAATGACAAAGTAAAATAGTATTATCTTCTTTTAAATCTAATATGGAAATAATTTTATTACATATTTCTTCTCTTTCTTTTTGGTATTTTTCACTTAATTTAATCCTCATTATATAAAATTAAGTAAGATGTTTTTATTACATTTTTGTCTCATTTTTCTTTCCGGTCGGTGTAACATCTGTAATAGGATCTGAATTTGCTTTCGATAATTGTAGTTTCTTTTCTGCTATTTTACTTTCAAAAAATAATTTGATTTTCCCTTCTAAATAAGCGACTTTTTCTTTTAACATAGTATTTTCATTTAATAATTTTTGAATGACATTATGATTATATTGTAATTGTTGTTGTTGTTGTTGTTGATTCATTGATGCTCTTTTTTTTGTTATTTCTTCCATTTGTTTTAAAACGTCAGGCTTGTTTTCAGGTTTTCCAGGATCATAGTTATTTAACAACTCGTCAATATCTTCTAAAAAAAACTGCTTTACAAAATCTTCTTTTACAAAATCATTAACAACCTTTTCACTTTCTTTTACAAATTGATTAGGTGCTTGGTTTAACAATATTTTTTTATCAAAAGAATTATGGACATGTGAAAAAACCAAAATAGTTTTCATTGGATCCAATTGAACAAATGGAACAGTATAATCTTTTAAAAAAGCTTTTTCTTCAGCTAATGACGCTTGTTCATCATATTTAGACATATTTAACAACTTGCGATGAAATGCAAATGTTGCTGCCGTTGCGTGATTTGGTCCATAGGGTCCAAATTGATACATTTTTTGTATATGTTTAAAAAAAATATACATTTCACTTGACCCAGCACATAATGCATGAGGATTTTTTAATAGTGTTTCTACAGCATGACTCACTCTTTCAGGTGGATAATAATCATCATCATCCATATATACCAATATATCACCTTTTGATTTTTCATGCATCAAATTTCTTTTTTTCCCCAACGTCATTTTTGTGTCATATGAAAAATATTTTATTTGAGGTACTTCTGCCAACATATCCCCTATCTTATCAGTTCCATCGTCGATAATAATCCATTCCATTCTATCTTTTGGATATGTTTGATGTTTAAAACATTTGATCATAATTGGAATAAAAGGCCGTCTATTAAATGTGGGTGTACATATACTGACAAATGGTAATTTTTTTGTTGATGATGTTTCTATCTGTTGTGGTATAGAGTTTTTCTTTTTATCAGTTTTTTTTTGCTTTCCCATTGTGATTCAATTAAATAAATATATACATATACATTTATATTATTTAACACATATAATGTATTTACATAGGCATAATCGAGATAGTAATATTTTTACGTATTTTACTATTAAGTGCTTTCATTTTTTCTATTAAATTATCAGATTGATATACATCATCAAATATTTTTTTACCACCTGATTGAAGTTGTTGTTGTTGTTGTTGTTGTTGTTGTTCTCGCACGTCCGGATATGGAAGTGGATTTCTTTGAACTTCATTTACATGATTATCAAATGTTTTTATTCTATTGATTTGATTTGCAATATTAATTGCTAAATCGCCACTTGTTACAGCACCTGTAATAGCCCATAATACAGTAGATGAAAGTTTGAATTGTGTGCGTTTTTCTGCTTGAATATAATTATATGGCTCTGTATCTTTTGTGCCAAAATCATTTACATTTGTAATTGGGATGTTCATTAATACTATTAAAACAATGATAACTGCAACAATTGATGCGTTTCTTTCTGTGTTTCCTAAATAAGCTTTAGCTGCAATTATTACATAAATAGACATAATTATGAATATAGGTGTTATCATGTAACGCATTTTATTAACATACAATGTTAAAAATGAATAACTTTCTCCTGTTTTATTACCTTCTGAAATTCTGGCTACAATGAAGCAGATAGATAATATAACGTATATTGTTATAATAGGAAAAACAAACATATTTCCCAGTATTAAAAATGGAAGAAAACAATTCAATAAAAAAACAGTTTCAATAAATGTAGCGACCCAAGTAAGTGGCATAGAAAACAATGTTATATACACCCAATTTTGAATAAAATTGGGTTTTGATAATTGTTCTCCATCTTCTACTACAACTCGTGGTTTATTCAATTTCCAAATCCATGCAAAAATACCAGCGAAAAATATATATATGAAAACTATATTAGATATCAAGATATTAACTACAAACGTAAATAGTATTAAGTAACTTCCAAATAATACCAAAACCCATTCATAAAAACTATTGAAAAATGAAAAAAAAATATTAATCATTGAAAAATTCAAGCAAAATAAATTTTCAAATAGGTAAATAAAATACATGGTTGTTCCTGAAATGGTAGGTGATTCATTTATTTCGCGTAATTTATTAAGTATAGAAAATTGACTATTAATTTGCTTACTATCGTTCGCCGATTTGTCTGGTATGTATAAATATTGAAACAATAATTTTGTACTATAATCATCACCGTTTAATTTAAAAAAATTGACTTGTGTTATTATAGGATCTATGATTGGTGGTAAATCTGTATAAGGAGCTCCACGAAAATCAGTAGGTAATATATTTGTCTGTGCGACTTTACACATCCATAATGCATATACTCCTAAAAATGATTGAATTAATACAGCTAATACTTTTAATCCGACATATTTAAAAAATTCTCCATATAATTGTGAAGTTGTAGTAGCAGTTGATTTTGGTGGCTTACCAAAAAGAGAAATACGATTTAAAAATGTGGTTATTTTTAGCATCATGCTATTAAATGCTGCTTTATTTGATGCGGATGCATTTGTCGCCATTTTATTAAAATTTAAACTAGATAATGCCCAGCTCATTAAATCTTTAAAAATTACTCCAAAAAATCCGGCAATAATGCAAATAATAATAAAAACATATGTAGCTAAAACAATTATTAATGCAAAAAAACCACTTCCCATTTATTTGTTAATATTTATATTTAATATGTGATATATGTATAATATACTATAATAATATTATTCTCTATTTTAACAATAATTCGAAAAAATATACAATATTTTGGTATATAAATATACATGACAAAAAATAAACAATCAGGTAACTATTATAATTTTTTGTTGTTTTTATTGTGTTTTTTTTTATTGTTTTTGTTATTTAGATGGTTACAGTTTTTGTTAAACAAAAATTATCTACAACCTGGAACCTATTTAGAAACCTTTACATCCGCTGATAATATATATATAACTAATCCAAATAACAGTATCAATGAAACTATTAACACTACTAATATCAACAATAATAGTGTTCCATATGATCTATATAAAGTAAATAATCTTCATAGTAATACTATTGACATACCCGCTTTTTCAAAATACACATGTAGTAATTGGTGTGGTCCTCAATCGCAATGTTTATTATCGCGCGAACAATGTTTTTCAGATGTAGACTGCAAAGGATGTAAAGATTTAACAGCATTAAATAATTTTTATGACGATTCTACTAGTGACATAGGTCAAAGTTATATGAATACTTCTGCAAAAGACATACCAAAAGGAGCAAACGAAGATATTTTGTGTAGTGTTCAAAAGTGCAATAATAGTTTTGCTATATTCGATAAACGTGACTAGTTTGCATATAATACACCACAATTACCACTGATAAATCGAATAACGTTTAATCTTTCTTCAAAATAATATAAATTAAAATTATAATCATATATTCGCCAGGTTGGTTTGTTTATACCTACAATATTACCAGTTGTAGGATCACAAATAGTCAAAACTTGTGCTAAAGGATCTAATTGAGGAATTATTGTGACAAATTCTAATTCTATTTTGTTAAATTTAGACATATTAATTGCACCAGATGGTTGCAATACAAAGGGTGAGGTATTTAAACAATAATTGTAACAATATAATCCATCTGGAGCATTGCCAGGTGTTCTTGTATATTTTTCAATATAGTTATACACACCTGCAGGTTGCATGTTCTCTCTGTATTCGCCATCAAAAAGAATTCCCATGGTTAGTAATATTTCTTTCGTGTTTTGAGAATTATAATCGCCTGTAATCATCCAACCTGTTAATTTACCATCTGGATTTACACCTGGGCCGATTAATACTGGTATTTTTTGTCCGTTTGAATCTAATTGAAAAACAGGATAAAAACCATTGGTAGGTGCTTGAATTAAATCATATGGTAAATAATTGTAAGGCCAGTTACTGTAGTTACTCCATTCATTTCTTAAATTAGCATCACTTCGTTGAAAGTAAAACATTTGACTTGCTACCATACCCAATGAGTTTAATTCTACTTTATTCGGACCGGTAACATTGTAAAAAATAGATTCATACACTTGCTTTATCAAATAAGTTTGCTCATTTAAAGCAAAAATACGCGACTCGTCATTTGATAAAAATCCATAAGTGCATATTAAATGTATGTCCGCATTCCACTGTGTTCTGGTATCTATATAGGACGAAATACCAATATTAACGTCTGGTGGAGGTTGTAAAAATCGATATAATTGCATATAATAATAATTAAAATTGGGTGATACGTACGGGAAATTATTGACTTGATCTAAAACATCACGAATTTGAAACATTTCACTGATTGGACGAAACGTTATATTGATATGTAATTCATTGTATTGCAAAGCGACCAATGGAAATGACATTTGATTATTTAAACTAAACCATGAATTAATAGGTACATATAGTATCGTACCACGAATGGATGGTTCAGCCCCAGCAGGGTTGTCTGTATGATATGCATTTGGATATGAATTAACACGTGACCCAGAATTTGCTGGATCATTCAATTCCGGTATATTTCCTATCATTTTGTCAAATAATTTTTTTTTGTCGTCAGGAAAATCACGTTGAACCATTGCTAATAAATAAGAACCAGAGTATTCTTGTAGAGTTTGATTTCCACATGTAATTGATATTTTGCTTATCATTAATGCACCTAAATTTTGAATCCAACGAAATTCATAAGGTGCCCAACCACTATATCCTGTAGTACCAGTAATATTCGACAACACTGTATTATCGAGTGGTGGGAAAATTGGACTCCAAATATTAGGTAATGCAATAGAAACATAGGAGTCCATCAATAAATCGCCATATCTAGGTATTTTAAACGTAAAATAGGATTCTTCGTTTAAACGCAATGTTTTTGTACCGTCAAAATCAACTCTGAATTTTTGTAAGCCGAAATTAGTATATTTAGCATATGTTGTTTTAAAAAATGTTTTGGAAGGATTACCATTTAGAATAATATTTTGTTGTCCTTCAGAAACTAAATTCATTAAACCACCTGCCATGATATTAGTATAATAGGTTTAGTTTTAGTTATCTTGGTGTGTTATATACTATTTGATTATATTTAATTGTTTATTGTATAAATGATATTTATATAAATTAATAAAATTATTATATATTATATAATAATATATTTACCTTATTAATTTATATAAATATCATTTATATCACATATCATTATAATAATAATAATAAATACATAATAAATATAAAATCAAGATATTATCAAAAATGAATAAAGTTAAAGAATATGCGAAAAATGCACAACAAAAAATGATTAATTTATCTAAACAAATCATGTCAGATAGATCTAGCTTAGGAACAACATTAATATGGATAGTAATTATATTGTTATTAATTACATTTATATCGTATGTTCATAATATAAATAACAGTTTGCAGTATAAACGATGTGGTACATCTTGTACACAAGACAATACGAATTGCAATTTGGCAACAATATATAATAGAAACACTGAGTTTGCATCAAAAATAACACCCATAAATGCAAATTCGCCACAATGTATGGGAATGATAAGAGATTATTACATTCTTACAGCATTTAATTGTTGTTCAGGAGGTAATTATAAAAACGATTATGTTGGGTTATGTAATTTGATTGCAGTAATAAGTCAAGGGGTTCGTTGTTTGGATTTTGAAATTTATTCTCTCAACAATCAACCTATAGTAGGAATTTCTTCTATTCCTTTGTATCCTGCATGTTACAAAGAATCGTATAATAGTATTCCTTTTGGTGATGTAATGACGACAATACAAAGTTATGCTTATTCGAATTCAACATGTCCAAATCCAACTGACCCCATTATTATGCATCTACGAATTAAAAGTACAAATTGCACAATGATGAATAATTTAGCTAATATATTTGAACAATATGATACTTTATTATTAGGACCGGCTTTTAGTTATGAATTTAATGGAAACAATTTGGGTGCGTTGCCACTCCTACTTTTTTCAGGTGTAAGTACTCCATCTAAACAAGGTAAAATTATTATTATCGTTGATCAAATGAGCAATGCTATTATAACAGCAATTATGAATTCAAAATTATGGGAATATGTAAATATGGTAAGTGGATCTACATTTATGCAAATTGTTACTAACAGCACATTAGAGTCAGAATCAGATTTAAATGATTTTATTCAATACAATATGGTTAATATGACCATGGTGATTCCTGATAGTGGAGGCAATCCATCCAATCCAAATTTTTTATTGTCTCAATTATCAGGTTGTCAAATGTGTGCAATGCGTTGGCAACTACCCGATATTAATTTACAACTATGTACTACATCATGCATTTCAACGTCAATAGATCCTTCCACCAATATAAATACAAGTGGTATCAACACATGTTTTAATCAAGTGGGTTTTGCTTTTGTATTAAAACCATCCAATTTACGTTATTCCCCAACTACTTTTGATATTTCCGCAGCAGATGCATCGTTATCCTATTCTCCAATTGCTAATACTGTACAACTAGGAACACAAACTTATACATATTACAATTAGATATTATTGTATAACTTTTTGTTGATGAATTATTTGTCTATCTATCGTGAAAATTTAATATTGATATAATATAATTATACTATATCAATATTTCGATTCACCTATAAAATATACATACAAAATGAGTAAAAAAAAACCGACAATAAAATGCGATAAAAATATTAGTTTTGTAGATTGTGAAATGAGTATATTACGTTTAGCGGTAGATAAAGCAGAAGAAAATATAGGAAAACGTGTTGTTTCTTCCCCTGAAATAAAATCCATGATTGAAATTGTAGAAAATTTCATTAAGAAGAAAAATCTGATTTGTTATGGCGGAACAGCCATTAACAACATATTGCCAAAACAAGACCAATTTTATAATAAAGAAATGGAAGTTCCAGATTACGATTTTTTTTCTATTCAAGCACTTGAAGATGCAAAAGAATTAGCGAATGTTTATTATAAAAACGGTTTCACAGATGTCGAAGCAAAATCTGGACAACATCATGGTACTTATAAAGTTTTTGTCAATTTTACTCCTATTGCGGATATTACGTATTTACCTAAAGAAATTTTTCAATCCATTAAAAAAGAATCGATACGTGTAGGAGGAATATTATATGCACCACCCAATTATTTAAGAATGGGTATGTTTTTAGAATTATCAAGACCTGCAGGAGATATTAGTCGATGGGAAAAAGTATTAAAACGAATTACACTACTAAATAAACATTATCCACTTACTACTAAAAACTGTGATGAAATTGACTTTCAGAGAGAATTTGAAAATGAAAACGGTGATGAAATTTATGAAACAGTGAAAAACACGCTTATTAACCAGGGAGTTGTTTTTTTTGGTGGGTTCGCTGTTTCCCTGTATTCAAAATACATGCCAAAGAATTTACAAAAACAATTGAAACGTATTCCTGATTTTGATGTTTTGTCACAAGATCCTGAAACAACTGCAGAAATAGTAAAAGAAAGATTAAAAGATATTGATATAAAAAATGTAAAAATAGTTCGTCATGATGCGATCGGTGGTATTATACCTTTATCGTATGAGATTATAGTCGATGAAGATACCATTGCATTTATTTATAAACCAATTGCGTGTCATAGTTACAATGAAATAAAATATAATAATAATCATTTGAGAATCGCTACCATTGATACAATGATGGCTTTTTATTTGGCGTTTTTATATGCTAATAAACCATATTACGATATTGATCGAATTTTATGTATGGCAAAGTTTTTGTTTGAAGTACAACAAAAAAATAGATTGGAACAGAAAGGTTTGCTTAAACGTTTTAGTATTGAATGTTATGGACATCAGGATACGGTGGAAGAGATGCGTGCAGAAAAAGCGAAAAAATTTGACGAATTAAAAAATAATCGAGGAAGTCGTGAATTTGAAGAATGGTTTTTAGTGTATAGACCTGTTGGAAAAAATATCAATGATGATGATGATAAAAAACAAGATAAAAAAATAGTACACGTCGAAACCAGACCATCAAAACTCGGAAACAAAACACACAAAAACACACATGCATTTAAAAGTCGCTATTTTAAGGTGATTAAATCGAAAGCCAGACACACCAACAAAAGAACAAAACGCCGTAGAAAAGGACGGTCACGTAAGTTCTTCTTTTTTTAGACCTTTTCACATTTCAAGAGCCGACAAATAAAATAAAATAAAATAGTATAATGGTGTATTCTTTGAAAAAACGAAAACAATTAAGCAAATCGTCCAAAAAAAACAAAACTAAACTGAGAAAGGCAAAAAAAACTAAAAGAACGTGTAGATTTAGAAAACAATATGGAGGAGATTTGAGTATACCGCAAAAAGAATATATTGAAAAGCAAATAGAAGATTTAGAGTTTACCGAGGCTCAAAAGAAAGAGGTAATTAGGCGTTTCAATGATATTTCATCGCATCTGTCAAAAAAAATCAAGTTGGGAAATAAATCATCAACTGTATTAGTTGAGTTTTTTAAGAATGTCAATTCAAACTATGAACGATATGAACGATATAATAATCTAACTATTCCAGATAAACAAAATATATTTTTAGGGTTCGGGTTAGAGGGCTTACTTAATAAATATAAAGATGAAGACCCTGTCACCGATAAAGATGATGATGATGATTAACCATTTATAAAATAGATTATAAATAATCGGCGTTTGAAATGTGAAAAGGTGTAAACCAAGTATTTTATGATAAAAATAA